CTTGTGACCATTTAAGTTGCTTATGACTACATTTTTTAGATCAAGCATCGTCTGAATCCTATTATTATTGTATTATTTAGCTGAGCCGTTATCGGCTGGTTGGATCCCATGTTTGTTTCCATTCGGGACGCTGGCGATCCTTGGCCCATTTATTAGCAGTATATTGATGTCGTATGTTTTGGAAGCGTTGTTTAGGTGATCTACCATCCCATGGTTCTGCAAGGCCTTGTAAACAACCTAGTAATGCATAACGAGCACTATCAATGCAGTCATCTGGATCGCTAAAGCGTCCATGATTATCTACATAATAGTTTTGTGCTTCACGCAGGAACTCTACACAATTTTCATTAACATGTAGTGTGCCTAATTCTAGCATTTGTCGCATTTTGTTTATGCCAAATGACTTATGGTTAGTGCGTCGACCTTGATCATCCGGGGGATTCATAATTGCTTCTGGTTGTACATTAAGTTCATAACTTTCAAACAGTTCACGGATGCTTTGGCTACTCATTGTATATCGTCCTTGTGTATTGGCATCTGCCGGTAACACTATGGGGGTGCCAAATACTTCAGGTCTCATTAGATGATTAATGTAATTCATTGGATTGGCTTCTTCTGTGCCAGTAACAACTACTTGTGTATGTAACCAAGCTTCTTGTTCATTTGGATCCCAATACATTAGACTAATAACTGTTTTGTCATTGACCAGGCCCAAGTCCAGGGCAATGATACGATCAAGTCCTGTAGTGTTCTTAAAGTCGTAGTCACCAGTTTTATAGGTAGGCCAATTGCGTATTTGAAACACAGCACCTTTACCCATAACAGGCACACCATTGCGACGAGCATCTCGTTCATGTGGCAAATAATCACGCTCTAACTGTTCACGAGTAGATTGTAATAAGAATGGTTCTCCCCATGGATCATATTCAGGAACATCATCCCAGCTAACACGGATATGATTGTAACCTGGCTCATGGTTCCAAAATTTGCTAACCAATCCGTTAAGACCTTTTAAGGGCGTAAACGAACACAGTACTTGACCTTGTGTTGTAGCTGTACGAGTAACAATCTCACTAAAGAAATCATCAGGTGGTTGTTCATCAAACACAGCTAGGTTAAGTTTGAAACCCTGCATCTGACGAACTTCCTGTGTGTAGTTGGCAAACAGCAAATAACTGTTGGTACCTGATGTATGTCTTACTTCACAGCCTAAACAGTTAGCGCCATCATTACGCATGGTTTCAAACACAATCGAATCACGAGGAATGGCACCAGTTCCCAGGTTGTTTTGTATCTTGACATCCTGTGTGCCTAGCAATTCTTGTTGCAGTACTCGAGCAACCTGTTCCCAACCTTCGCCTGCGACCATTGCTGTAACAGGTTTGGCATAACGCTTGCCCTGCCACCATTCAGGATATAGGCCAGTCAAGTGCATGGCAGTTTCATAGCAGGTACTAACTGTTTTACCAATTCGGTTGGCAGCCAAGATGCCGCGGCGATTTGACTCACCAGTAGCAAAAAACTTTAGTTGATGTTCAAATGGTCTAAAGTATTTTAATTGATTGTACTCCATGTCATCACGCACAGTAATAACATAGTCTTGAAACTGTTCTTGAATATCACCTGATACTTGAAAGATATCGGTAGAGATTGAATGCACATCGCATACATAGCGAATGGCACGACGCATTAGCACTGATGGATCTAGCATTAGAAACCTTTTCGGATTTCATTTAGACGATAAGCAGTATCGGCCAAGTCCTTGAGTTCTAATGTTGACATACGCCATGTGTTGGGATCAGTAATATCACAGCCATCACGCTTGTCTAGGCCAGCTTGTAAGCGTTCCATAGTCAAGCGTAGGCAATGTTCTACCTGTCCAGGATACTTGGTGGCAAACGCATCACGATGGTGTGCGTTTACCTTTTGTAGTATCTTGACATCTTGTGTTTGTCGACTAGCAATGTCTTGACGATCAAGCAATTAGACACTCCACGGATTGTCATTGATCAAGCTATCACCAACAACGAAATCACGATCAATCCAAGTATCCCATTGGTTGCCTTTGTTAACACGCTGACGAGTCATGAATGATTTTAGTTTGGTACCTAAGGGTGTTAATGAACCATTGGCACGGCGAATAACTTGTTCACCAGTACGGCAATCAATCCAGACAATACGCTCTGGTACTTCACGGCCATACTTGTTGACCTTGGTACCAATGGCTCGTTGGCTAATTGGGCCTAGGATTTCATAACTGATAATACCATTAACATACTTGCGGAATGTTACTTGACATTTCTGATCATTGGCTTTCCATTCTGGATCAGGATGTGGGAAGCTGTTGGTTGTAAAGCGTGTGACCTCTGGACCAGCATGTTCAATTTCTGGATCACGGGCTGGTACATCTCGAAGGGGTTCTGTTGGAATTAGATCGTTCTTGTCTAGGTAAGGATTCTCTGAGCCTAGTACTTCTTGTGGAGGAATAATACCATTAAGCACATCCAAGGCAATCTGATACTTGACCTTGTTGCTACGACCTTTTAAGTTGAGTGTTACGCCAGTCTGATCATAGACAAACTTTTGTAATTCTGTAGCTGTTGGGAAGTCTGTTTGTAGACCATCTAGATCAAACTCTAGGCCTGTCGCAACAGGCTTCGCAGCCAATGCTGGTAGTTGAGCTTGAACAGGCGTCGCCGCTTTAGGTGCTTTTGGGGTATCTGTTGCTTGGGGCGCGGACTCTTTAGGTGCTGGTGTTTCAAGGTCGTCCCATACTGATGGTTTTACTTCTGCGGGTTTTTTCATTTCTTTTCCTTTTCAATAAAATGGTGGGCATTGTTGAGGACAATGACCAAACCTTGTTAGAAATCTTGTTGTTTTAATTACAAGAGTATTTACTTAAACTTAGCTCGGGTGTTAGCACTAACTGATTCTAAACCAGGCTTGAATGTTTCTTTGTCATCACGACCACGACCAGCAAATGCATCTACAATCATATCTGCTAAAGGTTCACGAGTGACTTTGGCCGCTGTAAATTCACGACGCTTGGCAGGAGTACCTTCATTACCCATGCGTGGACCCATTGCCACATTGACATTGTCTTTACGGTATGGATTAGCTGTGCTGATACGACTTGGGCCAGTTGTATCTTTTTCTTTTTCAATCTTGGCCTTGGTTAATTTTGTTTTTGGGTTATTCATCATTTCTTAAATCCTCTCAATGTTTCAGCAAGTCTGGCACGCTGACCTAACTTACCAGGAGCCTTGGCTGCCTTGGCTAGTTTCTTTGCTGGAATCTTTTCACCAGCTTTAACACCCAGTTCCCGGCGTAATGCACCTGGCTTTTTAATTGCTTCGGCAATCCACTTGCCATGCTTTTTCATTGCGTCTTTCATTTTAGTTAGATCCAGGAGCTAATGGTGTTGCTATAACTGCTTGTCCAGAACTACCAGCTGTGATAATTGACACATAAACATTGGCCTGTTCTGACAACTGTTGTGGACCAAAGTTGCCTGTAACAATTGCCGATGTGGTTGGAGCTAAAGGAATAGCTAAACCAGTTGTTCCAGATGTGTCTGGATGGTTCATTGCAACTGCATCAGCATAATTTGAGAATACACCAACATAACTGTAACCAGTTGCGTTGGCATTTAAGAAACGAAATGTATTTGTTTTAACACCAAGGTTAGAAACAGTTACAATTGGTCCTGCTGATACGCTAATACTGTTACCGGTAATGACTAAACTCATGATCAGCTTCCTACATTAATTTTGTCTGGGTTACCAACTGGAGGGCAGTGATAGCCTGAACCAATGTTCTTGCCTTGACTAGCAGTAGCGATAGTTTGCTTTTGTTTGTCTCGGGTTACTGATGGACCAATGCCACGCTCAATACCTGAGTCGCTTGCATTGCCCTTAAAGGTTTTGTGACCATAGTTTTCTCGAGCGGTTAAGCCTGATTGGTTACCAGCGTACTTGTTTGCCGCACGATTGACACCTGTACCAGCTTGACCATTAAAGTCTAAACTTTGATCTTTTTGATCTCTTGCTTGTTTCATTTTGTTTTTCCTATCTTAGGTTTCTTAACTTTCTTAAAGCCTGGTACATCTTCTGTTACGGCTCGTCTACTTGCCTGGCTACCAGACTTCATTACCATCTTTGTTGGGTTCATTGTATAAACACCTTTCATGGGTGGAATGACGGTTCGACTAGTTTTCATACTTCATCATTGCTTATAGTACCACGGCGTACAGTTGCCTTTGTTGGGCCTCGCATGGTCTTACCAACCACAACCTCATGATAGTGTTTTGAACGCCGTGAACTA